CCCACAACTCGGCTGTAATTAAACACGTCAGTGGTGGATGGTCGAGAATAGGTTTCAAAGCCTATGAAATGGGTAGAGAGAAATGGATGGGAGAGTCTTTAGATGTAATATGGCTAGATGAAGAACCGCCACAAAACATATATTCGCAAGCAGTTACTCGTACAGCAGATAAAGCGGGCATGGTGTATATGACGTTTACACCTGAGAATGGTATGACTGAAACTATCGCTCAATTTATTAATGATTTAAAACCAGGTCAGTTCATGATGCAAGCAGGTTGGGATGATGCTCCTCACATGACTGAAAGTGTAAAGGAACAAATCCTCGCAGCATTACCTCCTCACGAAAGAAAAATGAGAGAACAAGGTATTCCTTCTCTAGGTTCAGGTTTAGTATTCCCAATACCAGAGGATTTAATTAAGTGTGAACCTTTTGAACTTCCAGCGCATTTTCCAAGAGTATGTGGAATGGACTACGGTTGGGATCATCCCACGACAGCAGTATGGGTAGCTTGGGATAGAGAGGCTGACGTTGTATATATATATGATACTTATGGACAACGACAAGAAGTACCAGCAGTTCATGCAGCGGCAATTAATGCAAGACCAAAATGGATTCCCGTAATATGGCCGCGAGACGGTAGACAAGCAGACAAAGGTTCAGGTACTCCCCTAGCAGATCAATATAGAGATTTAGGCGTAAACATGATAAAAGGAGATAACAGGTCATGGGGAGGTTGGTTCACTAATCCGCCAATATCAGGACAGCGAGAGGGTTCTGGAGGTGTTTCACTAGAATCTGGTGTAATGGACTTGCTTGAAAGGATGAAAACAGGTAGACTAAAGATATTCTCGAACCAACCTGAGATATTTGAAGAATTACGGATGTATCATAGAAAGGAAGGTCGGATAGTTCTGCTATGAGGTATGCTGTTTTGTCGTTAAGACTTTCAAGGGTTCAAGAAACCCAAATAAGACAGTATCAAGCAGATAGCGATTTTAATATTTTCACATAGGAGAAATAACATGGGCGGATTTGTAAGAAAGATTTTTGCACCATCACCACCAGCATATACACCACCACCTGCACCTGCATATACACCACCACCTGTTGCAGCAGAAGCTGAAGTATTAGCACCAGAGGTAGAGGCAGCACCAGAAATGTCTGCAGCTATTGAAAAAAAGAAGAAAGGCAGGTATTCAACTTTACTAACAGGTAAAGGTGGTTCATTAGGCGCACCAGATATTGAGCGTAAATCTATTTTAGGCGGTTAATATGGGAAAAAAATCACCACCAGAACCTATTATTCCACCAGCAACTGCTCCACTTGCAATGGTTAAAAGATCAGAATTAGATAAAACTACAGCAGAAGATATTGATAAGGCAAAAGTAGCTAAAGTTTCTACTAGAAGTGGTGCAAAAGCTCCACAAGCATCACTGTTAGCAGAACGAGAATATTGGAAGAAAAAAGAATCAATTAGTACCTAATGCTGGACAAGAAGTAACAGATTGGATTATAGAGCGAGTGGGAGTTACCTCTCTTAGTGATTGTACTAATTATGGTTTTTATGAAGATGGTAAGTTAGTAGGAGGAGTTGCTTTTTACGAATATAGAGTTCAGGATATTGTTTTTTCTGGAGTGATGGAAAAGGGTGGGTTTAATAGGCAAATGTTAAGAACATTATTTAATTACCCTTTCATACAATTAAATTGTCATAGAGTTACAGCTTATACAGAAATAGATAATAGACCAGCTAATTTATTCTTGAGGCGACTAGGTTTTAAAAAGGAAGGTACTATGAGAGAAATCTCAGAGAATCTAAAAGATATTAATATTTACGGTATGCTCAAAAGTGAGTGTACTTGGTTATAGGAGAAATAAAATGGGAATGTCAAAACAACAGCCTTATGTTCCACCACCACCTGTGGATTATTCAAAGGAAGCTAATACAAGAGAAGAAGAAACTAAAGAGATGGAAGAAGAGTTGCAAGCCGAAAAAACTGCTTTACTTGATAAAAAGAAAAAGGGCAGGTACTCTTTATTGCTTACGGGAGGTGAAGGAGACCAAGATGATGCCGATATTAAGACTCGTTCTCTTCTCGGTGCAGGTAAAAAACCGTAGGAGGTTACAGTGGTTGAACAAATATTAAAACGATTAGGTCGTTTAGAATCTGCTAAACAGACATGGGAAGTTCATTGGCAAGAGATTCTTGATTATGTAATGCCGAGAAAAGCAGAAGTAACAGTTCAGTATGCAAAAGGAGCAAAGCGTACAGAAAAGTTATATGACTCTTCTGCTATTCATGCTAATACTTTATTAGCTGCATCATTACAGGGAACACTAACCTCTGCTTCATTGCCTTGGTTTCATTTAAGAGTACGTGATGAAAATTTGAATCAATCTCGCGAGGTTCAAGTATGGTTAGAGGATTGTCGTAATAGAATGTATAAGGCATTTAACTCGTCAAACTTTAATACAGAAGTCCATGAGTTCTATCTTGATATTTGTTCTATTGGTACTGCTTGTATTGAGACAGAAGAAGATGAAGATGGATTTAATTTTAGAACACTTCATATTTCAGAATACTTTATCTCAGAAAATCATAAAGGACAGATTGATACCTTATATAGAAAGTTTCAATATACTGCTAGACAAGCTGTTCAAAAGTGGGGTGATGCTGTAGGTACGAAAGTGCAAGAAGCATTCGAGAACAATCCAGATAAGAAGTTCACTTTTATTCATTGCGTCATGCCAGCAGAAGAATATCATGGTAAGTATGAGACTAAACTACCTTGGATAAGCTTACATATAAGTAAAGAAGATAAAAATGTTGTTCAAGAAGGTGGATATAACGAAATGCCTTACCTTGTAACAAGATGGTCGAAAGCTTCGGGAGAAGAGTATGGTCGTTCACCTGCATATAATGCCTTGCCTGACATCAAAACTTTGAATAAGGCAGTAGAGTTAGGTCTAAAAGCATGGGCTAAAGCTATTGATCCACCATTATTAGTAGAAGATGATGGAGTAATTGGTCGAGTAAAGACAAGTCCAGGAGGTATTACTGTAGTACGAAGAGATGGTGCTATCAAACCTTTAAATACTGCTGCAAGATTTGATGTTTCAGATATGAAAGAAACTGAATTACGTGGTGCTATCAAGCAAGCATTCTTCTCAGATCAATTAGAACTTCAGCAAGGTCCACAGATGACTGCTACCGAGGTTCAAGTTCGTTATGAGTTAATGCAAAGATTACTAGGTCCAACTTTAGGTAGATTTCAAACAGAGTTCTTAAACCCACTGATTGAAAGATGTTTTGCTATTATGCAACGAAATGAAATGTTTACTTCTGCTCCAGGTTCATTAGAAGGTATTTCTATAGATATAGAATATGTTGGACCATTGGCACGTTCACAGAGAATGGAAGAGGCTACTGCTGTTGAAAGACTATATGAGATGGCTGCAAACCTTGCTCAGATTGCTCCAGAAGTTATGGATAACATAGACCATGATGCTGCAATTCGTTCTCGTGCAGAGTTATTAGGTGTTCCTAAGAATATCATGCGTGACCCAGAAGAAATTGCTGAACAAAGACAACAACAGCAAGAGCAACAAGAAGAAATGATGGCAATGCAACAAGCTCAACAAGGTGCAGACTTAGCAGCAACTGCTGTACCAGTAGCGCAACAAATAACACCTGAAAATGTGGAACAAACACAAGAGGGTATGGAAGCTATTATGGGTGCTGTTCAAAATGCCTAAAGCGATTGCTAAAATCAAGAGAGATTATGCTGACTGTTTTGGGTCTATATCTGGGAATAAAGTCTTAGATGACCTACGCAGGGCATATCAATTACGAGAATCTTATGTAAGAGGTGACTCGTATGAAACCGCGAGGAGAGAAGGCGAAAGAGCAGTCTATCTTCGTATTTTAAATATGTGTAATATAAAAGAGGAATAAACTATGAGTGAAGAAATGGTCACGGAAACAACGGATAATGCTGTAACAGCACCTGTTGAGAGTGGTAACCAAGATTGGCGTGAGGCGTTACCAGAAGACTTGAGAGCAGACCCAACCCTAGCAAGTATTAATGATACCGAGTCAGCAGCTAAAACACTTATTCATCAGCAGAAGATGATGGGCAATAGAATACCCATCCCTAAAAATGATGAAGAAATGAGCGAACTATATACAAAACTTGGTAGACCCGAAACAGCAGATGGTTATAAGGTAGATGTTCCATCAGGTTATGAAAAATACTATCCTGAAGAAATGATGAGTTCATTTAAACAAACAGGGCATGATTTAGGATTATCACCTAAACAAATGCAAGG